CTGTCAACTATCCGTTTTTCTTTAAACCGATACAAGACGGTATGGACAGACCTAAAAGTGAACTTGCTTATAGGGTTCCTGCAAGTAAGTTTACGCGTAGAAAAATTACGGCGAACGAAAAAGAGGAAGAGCTGGTTGGACTTGACACTACTATTGATTGGAAAAACACAGGTGATAACAGCTATGACGGTGAAAAGCTTAGCTTGTTAGTTCACGATGAAAGTGGTAAGTGGGAAAGACCTGATAATATTCTAAACAACTGGCGAGTAACTAAAACTTGTTTAAGGCTAGGTGCTCGTATAGTTGGTAAATGTATGATGGGGTCAACGAGTAATGCTCTTGACAAAGGTGGTGATAATTTTAAAAAGCTGTACAATGATTCAGATGTTACAAGCCGAAACCGTAATGGACAAACAAAGTCTGGTTTATATTCTTTGTTTATCCCAATGGAATGGAACTATGAAGGATTTATTGACGAATACGGACAGCCTGTATTTAATAACCCAAATAATGATGTATACGGACCCGACGGTGAACTAATTGATATAGGTATAATCGATCATTGGAATAATGAAGCTGAAGGGTTAAAGTCAGATCAAGACGCGTTAAACGAGTTTTACAGACAGTTTCCAAGAACTGAAGAACACGCGTTTAGAGATGAAGCAAAAAATAGTATATTTAATTTAGTTAAAATATACGAACAAATAGATTATAATGAAGGTATAGGTAATGATTCAGTTATTACTACCGGAAACTTTCAATGGATAAACGGTGTTAAAGACACTCAAGTTATTTTTTATCCAGATGCAAGCGGTAGGTTTAAAATAAGCTGGACACCACCTGCAAACCTTCAAAACAGAACAATAATTAAAAATGGAGTTAAATATCCTGGGAACGAGCACATGGGTGCTTTTGGCTGCGATAGTTATGATATTAGCGGTACTGTTGATGGTCGAGGATCCAACGGATCTCTTCATGGATTAACAAAGTTTTCTATGGAAGACGCTCCGCCAAACCATTTTTTTTTAGAATATATAGCTAGACCACAAACCGCAGAGATATTTTTTGAAGACGTATTAATGGCTTGTATATTTTACGGTATGCCAATACTTGCAGAAAATAATAAACCAAGGCTTTTGTATTATTTTAAACGTAGAGGATATAGAGGCTTTAGCATGAATAGACCAGATAGAGTTTGGAACAAATTATCTACAGCTGAAAAAGAAATAGGTGGTATACCAAACTCTAGCGAAGACATTAAGCAAGCTCACGCTGCGGCTATTGAAATGTACATTAACGATCATGTTGGTAGCAAAGGTGACGGCGTTTACGGTAATATATATTTTAATAGAACTTTAAACGATTGGGCTAAGTTTGATATAAATAAAAGAACTAAGTTTGATGCTTCTATAAGCTCTGGCTTAGCAATAATGGCTTGCAATAGACATTTATATACACCACGAGCACAAGTAATAAAACAACCACTTAATATAAATATAGCTAAATATAGCAATACCGGTAACACATCAAGAATAATAAAATAAAAATATGGCAGAGTCTGTTATAAAAAGTTATTTTCCAAGTCAAGTAGTTAGTGATGCTGAAAAGCTTAGCTACGATTATGGTTTAAAAGTTGCTAAGGCAATAGAAACAGAGTGGTTTTATGATGATAATTCTCATACTAGATATGATAATAACTTCAATAATTTTCACAAATTAAGATTATACGCAAGAGGTGAACAGCCTGTTCAAAAATATAAAGACGAGTTATCTATAAACGGTGACTTAAGTTATTTAAACTTAGACTGGACGCCAGTACCAATTATACCTAAGTTTGTAGATATAGTAGTTAATGGTATTGCAGATAGAGCTTTTGAGATTAAAGCGCACTCTCAAGATGAGTATGGTATTGCTAAAAGAACTGAGTATATGGAAAGTATACTAGGCGATATGGCTGCTAGAGAAATGAATGACTTTGCGGCTCAAGAGTTTGGTATTAATTTATACGAAAATGATCCTGATACTTTACCAGAAAATCAAGAAGAACTAGAGCTTCACATGCAGCTAAGCTATAAGCAAGCTGTAGAAATAGCAGAAGAACAAGCTATCAATGTGTTATTGCAAGGTAACAATTACGATTTAATAAAAAGAAGACTGTATTACGATTTAACAGTTTTAGGTATTGCGGCTGTAAAAACAAACTTCACTACTTCAGACGGCGTTACTATTGACTATGTAGATCCAGCCGATTTAGTTTATTCTTATACTGAGTCGCCATACTTTGACGACATATACTATGTAGGTGAAGTTAAGACTATACCTATAAACGAGCTTGCAAAACAATTTCCACACTTAACGCAAGATGATTTAGAAGAAATACAAAACTCAGGTTACACGCAAAAATCTAACTACAATAAAAGCGGGGCTAGATACGAAGATACAGATAGAAATAAAGTTCAAGTTTTATACTTTAATTATAAAACATATATGAACGAAGTTTACAAAGTAAAAGAAACAGGTAGTGGAGCTATGAAGCTAATTGAAAAAGATGATAGCTTTGATCCGCCTGCAGATGCTCAAGGTAATTTTTCAAAACTAGAAAGAGCTATTGAAACTCTTTACGAAGGCGCTTTAGTTTTAGGTACTAGCAAGTTACTTAAATGGGAAATGTCTGAAAACATGATGAGGTCAAAAAGTAATTTTACTAAAGTAAAAATGAATTATAGTATTGTTGCTCCTCGTATGTACAAAGGCAAAATTGAATCACTAGTTAGAAGAATAACTGGCTTTGCTGATATGATACAGCTCACACATTTGAAGCTACAACAAGTGATGTCACGTATGGTTCCAGACGGCGTGTATCTTGACGCTGATGGCTTGGCTGAAGTAGACTTAGGTAACGGCACAAACTATAATCCACAAGAAGCTTTAAATATGTTCTTTCAAACAGGTAGTGTTATAGGTAGATCGTTTACAAGCGAAGGTGATATAAATCCCGGTAAAGTGCCTATACAAGAAATAACTAGTGGTAGTGGCGGTAATAAAATCAACGCTTTAATAGGAAATTACAACTACTACATGCAAATGATTAGAGACGCTACTGGCCTAAATGAAGCTCGTGACGGTAGTTTACCAGACGAAAGAGCTTTGCTTGGTGTTCAAAAGCTAGCTGCTGCTAATAGTAATACCGCTACAAGACATATATTAAATTCTGGATTATTTTTAACAGCTGAAGTTGCAGAGCAATTATCTCTTAGAATATCAGACATTATTGAGTACTCGCCAACTAAAGAAGCTTTTATACAAAGCATAGGCGTACACAATGTTGCTACGCTTGAAGAAATGTCAGAACTTCATCTATACGACTTTGGTATATTCTTAGAGCTAGCTCCAGACGAAGAAGAAAAAGCTATACTTGAAAACAATATACAGCAAGCTTTATCGCAAAAAACTATCGATCTTGAAGATGTTATTGATCTTAGAGATATAAGTAATGTTAAAGTTGCTAATCAAATGCTTAAGATAAGAAGAAATAAAAAGCAGCAAAAAGATCAGCAAATGCAACAGCAGAACATACAAGCTCAAGCTCAAGCTAACGTTCAACAGCAACAAGCTTCTGCTCAGTTAGAAATACAAAAGCAACAAGCGTTAAAACAAGCTGAAGCTCAAATGATGCAGTTGCAAGCTCAGCTCGACGCTGGTAGAATACAGGCTGAGTCGCAAATGAAAGCTCAACTTGCAGCTCAAAAGTTTCAGTTTGACATGCAGTTAAAATCTTTAGAAACTCAAGGAATTAAAGACAGAGAGAGAACTAAAGAAGATCGAAAAGATAAAAGAACAAAAATACAAGCCTCTCAACAGTCAGAGCTTATAGATCAAAGAAAAACAGGTGGATCACCTAAAAACTTTGATTCTGCAAGTAATGATATACTTGGAGGTGGGCCTAGCATAGATGATAATATGCCTATGCAATAACACTAATTTATATATTATTTTATTATGGAAGAAAACGAAAACGTAGTTGAAGAAACTACACAAGAGCAAACTATTGACGAAAGCAAATTTCAAAGCGCTGGAGATGATAGTGTAATTAAAATAGATTTAGATAAACCTGTAGAAGATGCCACTAGAGAGCAAAGCACAGATGAGGTACCTGTTCGCGACGAATCCGAAACTAGCGAAGAGGTACGTGAAGAAAACGTCGAAGAAAAAGTTGAAGAGCCTGCCGGAGAAGAAAAGCCCGAACAAGTTCAAGATGAAGAGCCCGTCGTTCAAGAAATAACTGATGAAGAGGTTGCTGAAGAAGTAGAAGAAGTAACCGAGCAAGTTCAAGAAGCTGTAGCTGAAGCTGAGGCTACAGGTAAACCACTACCTGAAAATATTCAAAAGCTAGTTGACTTTATGAATGATACAGGTGGAGATATAGAAGATTACGTTAAGTTAAACAAAGATTATTCTAACTTAGACAATGTAAGTCTTCTTAGAGAATATTATAGACAAACTAAACCTCATTTAACTGCAGAAGAAGTTGACTTTTTAATGGAAGATCAATTTTCTTTTGACGAAGAAGTTGATGAGGAGAGAGATATAAAAAGAAAAAAATTAGCTTTGAAGGAGCAAGTTGCTCAAGCAAAGAACCACTTGGAAAGTGTAAAATCCAAATATTACGATAGTATAAAACAAGGCTCTAAGCTAACAACTGAACAGCAAAAGGCTATTGATTTTTTCAATCGTTATAACAAAGAGTCGGAAGACAATAAAAAAGTAGCTGAACAACAGCAACGAACGTTTTTAAATAAAACTAATCAACTATTCAACAAGAACTTCAAAGGTTTTGAATATAATGTTGGAGATAAAAAGTTTAGATATAATGTTAAAAACACAGATACTGTTAAAGATACTCAAAGCGATATTAATAACTTTATAGGAAAGTTTCTTAATGAAAGTAATGAAATGTCAGATGCTAAGGGCTATCATAAGAGTTTATTCACGGCTATGAACGCTGACGCTATAGCACAGCACTTTTATGAGCAAGGTAAAGCAGATGCTTTAAAAGAAAGTATTGCTAAATCTAAAAATGTTAGTATGAATCCTCGCCAAGAATTTGGTGGCACTCAGAATAACAGCGGTATGAAAGTTAAAGTGTTAGGCGACAACTCTTCTGATTTTAAATTTAGAATTAAAAAAAATAGATAACATTTAAAACATTTTATTATGGCAATTACTCCAGGTGGTAGTTTGAATAGTGTGCCTTCGGCTAGAAAGCAAACATTATCTACAAACTACTTAGACCTATCATCAAGCACAAACGCTGGGTGGGGTCAACAATACGTACCTGACCTAATGGAAAAAGAAGCGGAAGTATTTGGTCCTCGTACCATTTCTGGTTTTCTTTCTCAAGTAGGTGCAGAAGAGGCTATGACAGCTGATCAAGTTGTATGGTCTGAACAATCAAGATTACACCTTTCTTACAAAGGTCACATCGAAGACAATAATGCTGCTGGTGGTGGTACTATCACTATCGAAGCTGATATTGATGGTATAACTACAGATATAGCTAATCACGGTGTTAGATTAAACGATACTATTATCGTTGCAAACTCTGAAGCTGTAGCTAAGTGTATCGTCTCTAATGTAAACAATGCTGTTATTACAGTAAGACCTTACGGTTTTATTACTTTAGCGGCTGCTGGTTTTTCTACTGAAAACGGTGTTCAAGATACTACTATCTTAGTTTACGGTTCTGAGTATGGAAAAGCTCAAGGTTACTTTACTAATGATGCTGCTTCTAGAGTTTCTGAAACTCACGCGGCTAACGAACCAAAGTTCAAGAGCTTCACTAACAAGCCTATCATTATGAAAGACTATTACGAAGTATCTGGATCAGATGCATCTCGTATTGGTTGGGTAGAAATTTCTACTGAAAACGGACAAGGCGGTTACTTATGGTATTTAAAAGCTGAGTCTGACACTAGAGCTCGTTTTTCTGACTATGTTGAAATGGCTATGTTAGAAGCTGAAAAGAACAGTGACGCTGATTCTGGTGTTGAACTTTTAGTTGACGATTATTTAAGAGCTGACGGCGATGTAGTTGGTACTGAAGGTTTGTTTGCTGCTATTGAAAATAGAGGTAACGTTTCTTCTGGTATTACTGGCATTAACGCTGCTACTGACTTAGCTGAGTTTGACGCTATTTTAGCTGAATTTGACAAGCAAGGTGCTATTGAAGAAAACATGTTCTTCTTGAACAGAACTACTTCTTTAGCTATCGATGACATGTTAGCTTCTATGAACTCTTATGGTGCTGGTGGTACATCTTACGGTGTATTCAACAACTCTGAAGATATGGCATTAAACTTAGGCTTCTCTGGTTTCCGTAGAGGATCTTACGACTTCTATAAGTCTGACTTCCGTTACTTAAACGACAAAGCTACTCGTGGTGGTATTAATACTGCTGCAGGTTCTAACGCTATTCGTGGTGTTGTAATTCCAGCTGGTTCTTCATCTGTGTATGATCAAACTGTTGGAGCTTCAATTAAGCGTCCGTTTTTACACGTACGTTTTAGAGCTTCTCAAACTGATGATCGTAGAATGAAGACTTGGACTACTGGTTCAGTTGGAGCTGCTACATCTGCTTTAGATTCAATGCAACTACACTTCTTAACTGAAAGATGTTTGATTACTCAAGGTGCAAACAACTTCATGTTATTGAAGTAAATTGATTATGGTCGAGGGCTACGGCCCTCGATCTTTTTTAACTTTTATTATATTATATCATGGCAAAGAAAAAAACTGCAGCAAAAGCTGCGCCTGAGGTTGAAGTAGCACAACCAGAAATTAAAGCTACAAATAAAATGGTTGAAGTAGTCATTGACAAGCCTCAACCTAAAAAACCAACTTGGGAAATAAAAGATAGAGTTTATTATTTAAAAGGAAACAAAAAACCAATATCAAGATCTATAAGATCTGCAAATGTTTTTTGGTTTGACGAAGAGAAAGGTTACGAAAGAGAATTAAAGTATTGTGAAAATCAAAAAACACCTTTTGTTGATGAAATGGTAGGTGATCAAAGATTATCACATATAATTTTTCAAAACGGAGCGTTGTTTGTTGAAAGAACTAAAACTACACTTCAAAAGCTTCTTTCTTTGTATCACCCTGATAAAGATAAATTATTTTATGAGCATAAGCCAGCGGAGATAGCTGAAAGCGAAATAGAAGTTTTAGAAATGGAAGCTGACGCTATAATTTTAGCTAGACAAATTGATATTGATATGGCTGAGGCTATCATGCGTGTAGAAAAAGGCTCTGAGGTATCTAAGATGAGTTCTAAAGAACTTAAAAGAGATTTATTAGTGTTTGCACGAAATAATCCTGCTTTGTTCTTAGAGTTAGCTGCTGACGACAACGTGCAACTTAGGAACTTTGGTATTAAAGCAGTGGAACTTGGAATTGTTAAGTTATCTAACGATCAAAGAAACTTTTTGTGGGGATCAACAGATAGAAAAATAATGACTGTGCCATTCGATGAGCATCCATATACCGCTCTTGCACATTGGTTTAAAACTGATGAAGGTATGGAGATTTATGCTAACATAGAAAAGCGATTAAACGCGTAATCATTTATAGAAGAGTAACCGCTCTTCGGGGTGGTTACTTAACTATAAAATATATATAATGGCGGTAAATGTAAATACAGTATATCAAACAGTTTTAGCGCTAGCTAACAAAGAGCAAAGAGGCTATATAACTCCTCAAGAATTTAATCTGTTTGCAAAGCAAGCTCAGATGCAAATATATGAGCAATATTTTTACGACTTAAATCAATTTAAAAGAGTTCCAGGTAATTCTACTGAGTTCTCTAATATGACAGA